GACTACTCTACATCACAATGGGCTCGTCGTGAACGTGCTCTAGGTGATGCTGAACAGGCAGCTTTGACACAATACGGTGCGTTTGACTTGAAGTCATTCTTGCCTAAAAAGCCGGGCGATGTTGAACTCAAAGTCATGAAAGAAATGTTTGAAGCGTCAGTAGACGGTGATGCATTTGACATGGAACGTTGGGGTCAATACTTCAAGCCAGCAGGTTATGGTGGTCGTGACAACGCCTCGGGTACAGCATCTGCTGCCCCAGCTGCTCGTCCAGCACCAGCGGCTCCGACAGCTTCTACGCCAGTGGCAGAAGCAGCACCGTGGGAAGAAGAAGTTCAAGTGGCAGAAAAGTCATTTACTCCTGCACCAACTGCACCAGCAGGTGGAAGCGAAGCAAGTTCACGAGCTCAAGATATCTTAGCTAAGATTAAAGCACGTAACGCAACCGCTTAATTTAGGAGATCATAATGGCAAAATCATTTGATATTTCTAAGTTTCGCAAGTCTATTACTAAGTCTATTGAAGGCTTGGGTATTGGCTTTAACGATCCTACTGACTGGATTTCAACTGGCAACTTTGCTCTTAACTACTTGATCTCGGGGGACTTTAATAAAGGGGTCCCCCTTGGTAAAGTTACTGTTTTTGCAGGAGAAAGCGGTGCAGGTAAGAGTTATGTTTGTTCAGGCAACATCATTAAACACGCACAAGAGCAAGACATGTTTGTTATCTTAGTTGATAGCGAAAATGCACTTGACGAAGCATGGTTACATGCACTTGGTGTTGATACTTCAGAGAAAAAACTTCTGAAACTTAACATGGCTATGATTGACGACGTGGCAAAAACCATTAGTGAATTCATGAAAGAATATAAAACAATGCCTCCGGAAGAACGTCCGAAGATTTTGTTTGTAATCGATTCTTTGGGTATGTTGTTAACTCCGACTGACGTAAATCAGTTCGAAGCAGGCGAAATGAAAGGTGATATGGGCCGTAAGCCTAAAGCACTTACTTCATTAGTTCGCAACTGTGTAAACATGTTTGGTAGCTACAATGTTGGATTGGTTTGTACTAATCACACCTACGCAAGTCAGGACATGTTTGATCCAGATGACAAGATTAGTGGTGGACAAGGTTTCATTTATGCTAGCTCTATTGTGGTTGCTATGCGTAAGTTGAAGTTAAAGACAGACGCAGATGGTAATAAGACTACAACAGTTAACGGTATCCGTTCTGCTTGTAAGATTATGAAAACACGTTATGCAAAGCCATTTGAATCAGTGCAAGTTGAGATTCCGTATACAACTGGTATGGCACCAACGTCCGGATTAGTGGACTTATTTGAAGCAAAAAACGTTTTGACAAAGAGCGGAAATAAGCTACAATATATAAGTAAAGAAACTGGTGAAGTTTATTCCTTTTTCCGAAAAGGTTGGACTGAAGACAAGTTAAAAATTATTATGGATGAATGGGATGAAGCTGCAATGGATGTTGCAGCAGTAGTTGCCGAAGATACTGAGGAAGCATAATGGAAGAAGCATTGATTATGGAGGTATGGGATACCTTCCGAGAATATATCCCAGACAAAAACAAAGAATTGGCTGCTCATCAATACGTTGATTTCTTGTTAGGCAAGGATATCGAAGTTGCTGCACTTGCAGCTCTTATGGGTTACGACCCTCATCTAGACATTGCTATCAAAGCAGTGGTTGATGAAGAGAAAGAATTCGAAGACGAAGAAGACGACGGCTATTCCGAAGAAGACGAGGAGTATTAATGAACTGGTACAGCAAAGTTAGCAATGACATTGCTCACTTACCAGGCTGTATCGATCATTACTATTCCGAATTAGAACAGGCAAGGGGCGAGGTTAAAGTCTATGGCAACATAGAAAAAACTTCCGCCGCCTTACCAGGAATTGTAGCACATCGATTTAATCAACTTCAAGAAATTGAAGGTATCTTGGAATACTTGAACATTGAACTTCGCAGAATTAGATCAAAGACCTTTAAAAAATATTTAGAAAACTACGCCAGGGCTCTTAGTTCTAGGGATGTTGAAAAATATGTTGACGGCGAAGCAGACGTTGTTGATATGGAAAAGATCATTAATGAGTTTGCACTCTTGCGTAATCAATGGTTGGGTATTATCAAGGGATTAGACATAAAACAGTGGCAAGTTAGTAACATTATTAAACTCCGTACCGCTGGTATGGAAGACGTATCGATATAAAATGAAACTCTATGTTGAAGATCTCATCTGTAGGCTCGGTAACACTGGAAGCTATCTATTTTCTAATCCAATCTCTCTATGGGCCATGGATGAAAAGGTAGTACATAGTCTTGCTGCCAATCCGTCAGCTGGCCGGGGCTTCACTGAAAAGCAACGTTCACTGGTTTTACGTCTTTGTAAAAAATACCAAGGCCAACTAACTGCTGACCTTGGCACCGCAGTGACCTTAGCACTTGATACTCCTGAGTTTAAATTCAATTTAGTTGAACCTGCACTTCAAGAAAAATCCATTAAAATAGAAGGAAAGGAAATTTTGGTAAAATTTCCATTTTCTGAGGAAATTGTTGAAAAGATTAGAAAATTCAGATCAGAGGCCAAAGTCAAAACTGCGGAGTGGAACGGTGAATCCAAGGCATGGAAGTTTGCCCTAGAAGAAAATAATGTGTTATGGATCACTCAAAATATACTGAATGACAGTTTTGCAGTAGATCCTGAATTTCTTGAATTTTCTGGTCAAATTTCCGAAATTCTTGAAAATATGGAAAACTACGTACCCACGGTGGCTTACGAAAATAACCAGTACCTGTTCAAGAATGTGTATCGGACAGTACCCCAGCCTGAATCTAATGATCTAATTGAGACGCTGTTACTGGCCAAGCACTACGGCATTAGTACATGGGACGAAACTGTCGAAAATCTGATAAAAAATGCAAATTTTTCACCAGTTCTGACATCGTTTTTAGAAGAATCGATATCGAATAAGCCAGAATTTGACGTCAATGAAAATAGTATTGATCAGTTTACTGAGCTGTTCAAACATAATGTTCCCGCATTGATCATCATTCCTGGCTACGGCGAATTCTTCACTTTAAAAACATGGACTACCTGGTTAAAATCTCAAGGATTTAAAGAAAAAGATATCAGTGTATTGTTTAGACTAAGCAGTGACACAGGTGGCATGTTTAACGAATTAGTAAAACAAAACAACTTAAACAACCCAATTGACGATAACACTAAAATTGTGTTTGTCAGCCAAAAGATTCCTAAACCATTGATTAAAAGTGGCATAGAATTTAAACTAATTGTAAATCTAGGAAGTCTGTCAGGTGTTCACTATAGTGTTTCTACATACTTAGATGGCAGGGCAGATGTAATCAGATATACAGATAAAACTAAATCAGGGTACCAGTTTGGCCTATTGTAAAATTATAATCAAGGACGAAGTCAACGTAAAAATTGAAAATCTAGATCTTGACACTCGTAAAAAACTGGTCGCAAAATTCAAATATTTTGATCAGAAAGCTCGCTACTTGCCTGCCTATAAATTAGGTCGATGGGATGGCTGCACCAGCTTCTTTGGACTTGGTGGTACTACCTATATGAGTATGTTACCTGACGTTATTGAACAATTAGTTCATCAAGGTTACGACCCTGTACTAGAAGATCATCGAGTTTCTCTACCATTAAGTTTTGACCTAGTTGCTGAAGATTTCTGGGGCGACCAAACATGGCCTGTAGGTCATAGGTTTGCAGGGGAAAAGATCAGACTCCGGGATGATCAAGTTATAGTGGTTAATAAGTTCCTAGAAAATCCACAATGTATTCAAGAAATTGCCACAGGCTTCGGTAAGACAATTACCACTGCTACACTGGCAAAAATTTGTGAAAAATATGGTCGAACTGTGACTATTGTGCCCAACAAGTCATTGGTAGAACAAACTGAAGAAGACTTTATTAACTGCGGATTAGACGTAGGTGTTTACTATGGAGATAGAAAAAATCTCGATAAGACACATACTATCTGC